AGCAGCTACGCCAGACCTGCTTGGCTGACATAAAATTGTGGCTCGACCCCATCCTGACGTATCGCGTGACCGACGCGACGATTCAGGTCAGATTCCCACTGCCGGACGGCACCCGAGTCGAAAGCGACTGGATGCTGATTCCGCTCGACACCCCGCAAGACCAGCAGCGCCTGCTCTCCCTGAACCTCACAGGCGCATGGATATCCGAGTTTCGAGAGATTGACCCGTCCTTGATCGCAGCCCTGTCCGGTCGTCTTGGACGCTTTCCCTCGAAAGCCATTGCGAAGCCGTCATGGTTCGGCATCGTTGGCGAGTCTAACCCCCCGGACGAAGACTCGGAGTGGTACACCTTGCTGGAAGTTGATCGCCCTGCGAAGTGGGCCTTTTACAAGCAGCCCGGAGGACTCGAAGAAAATGCAGAGAACGTCGAAAACCTCCCCGACGACTATTATGAGACGCTGGCTGAAGGCCATTCGGAAGACTGGATTAACATCCACGTGCATGCCAAGTACGGCAAGTCGCTATCAGGACAAGCCGTCTTCCGGGCGTCGTTCAAACCGGATTTTCATATCGTCGACGAGGAAGAGCTGATCGTCAACGAAGCCTCTCCCATCATGATCGGACAGGATTTCGGCAGAACACCGGCATCGCTGATCGGGCAGGTTGACCCGCGAGGCAGGCTGGTCATCTTCGACGAGGTGACTTCCGAGGACATGGGTATAGAACAGTTCGCCACGACCTTGCTGCGGTCGATGCTATACGAACGCTATACATTCAACCGGGTGTTCATGGTCGCTGACCCGAAAGGCCGGGATAAGTCGCAGACCAACGAGGACTCGCCATTCGATGTGCTCAAGCGTCTGGGCTTCGACGTTTACCCGGCACCGACCAACAACATCGACCCCCGCATCCGCGCAGTCGAGCAGCTGCTCCTGCATCAAGTGGATGGCGGCCCGCAGCTGATCATCAGCTCCCGCTGCCATACGTTGATCGCGGCGATGAAATTCTGGTACCGGTACCGCAGGAAGCAGACTGGCGTCTTGGAAGACAAGCCAGAGAAGACCCACCCATGGTCTGACGTTGCCGACTGCCTTCAGTACATGGCGATGTCGACAAACGCCAACTACATGGGTAAGGTCATGAACAAGATGCAGCCGAGAACCCGGCGCCCTGCGCCCCCGAAAAGGGCGTGGACTTAGTTCCCCTGAATCACTACACCCTTGGCGTCATTACTATGAATCTCGATCTGGACATTGAATCCGGGACCAATACCACCCGCTCCATCCTTGCCCGCCTTCGGGCCTTTTTCTGCAAGTATGGTCAGCTGTTTGACTACGTCGATTACGGTAGCGGTGGATGCTTCCGGCGATGTCATAAGCCTATGCAGAATAGGCAGCGACTCTTCGAGTAGAATCTCAGCCTTCTTGGTGATGCGTTTCCCGGCGTTCATGTCACCCGAGAAGGCAAGAGCCGCCTCCTTCATCATTGCGACGAAAGTCGGGTTCTCACGTAGCCTGAGCCATTGTTCCTCAGATATGTTGTATTTTTCCCGGACCCCCTCCGCATCGGCCAAGCCTGCGGCCAACTCCATACAGATGAGGGGGGACAGGTGCTCCAGTTCCAGAAGCGTATCTCGTATTGCAACGTCCGTCGTCATTGGGCATACTCCAGTTGACACACCTGTAGGATAACCTCAAACTACCGCCTATGGCTACTTCATCGCAGGCACTTCCTATCTTCAACCAGCCCCAAGTCGACACGGGGCGGGGGCAAGGTCTTATCCGCGTTCTCTCCAATGCCGACCTCGACGAGCAGGAGCGGATGCAGCGGGAGGCCGAGTCCAGTGCTGCGGAGATGGAGGAAAAAGCCTACGAGGACGCCCTCGCCAGTTACATCCGGAACCGGATGACTGACATGCGGAACTTCCGCAATTCGACGGGCATATCGGAGCGTCTGCTCCACGCTCTCCGGACCTACAAGGGCGAGTACAGCGCCGACCTTCTGAACGACATCAAGATGTTCGGGGGCAGTGAGGTCTACGCCCGAGTGACCGCCACCAAGTGCCGGGCTGCTACCGCCCTGCTCCGGGACGTGTATCTGGGCGCCGAGCGTCCGTGGGATATCGAGCCGACGCCGCATCCCGCCACCCCCGCAGATATCGACGCCGAAATCCAGCAGCTCGTGAATCTGGAAGTCGCCACCATGATGCAGAGCGGAGTCCAAGTCGACCCGCAGATGGTCGAAGACCGCGTCAAAGGTTTGCGGAAAGCGGCCGAGCGAGCCGCCAAGAAGGTGGCTGTCGACGAAGCTGACCGCTCAGCCGAGCGCCTCGACGACATACTGACCGAGGGCGGTTTCTACCAAGCCTTCGCCGAATTCCTGATCGACCTCCCCATCTTCCCCTACGCCGTCATCAAAGGCCCGGTAGTCCGGAAGAAGGAGCAGACCAAATGGATCGACGGGCAGCCGGTTCGCGAGTCCGTTCCCAAGATGTATTTCGACCGGGTCTCGCCGTTCGACCTCTACTGGTCTCCCGGAGCATCCCATGTTCGTCAGGCTGACTTTGTAGAACGCATTCAGCTCAGCCGTGCCGAACTGTCCCAGTGTAAAGGTCTTCCCGGATACAACATCGCTGCCATTGACGAAGTACTGGAGCGGTCCTATATGGACGGTCTCCACGAATGGTGGGACGTTATCGATACCGAGCGTGCTCACATGGAAGATCGCGAGCGGTGGGCGAGGCAGTCATCCAGTCTGATCGACACCGCCGAGTTTACCGGATACGTGTCTGGACGATTGCTCCTCGACTGGGGCATGGATGAGTCGAAAGTACCGAATCCGACAGACGAGTATTTCGTCACCGCGTGGATGATCGACCGCTGGGTCATCAAGGCGCAGATCAACAAGACCACGAACAACCGCCCGCCGTACTACATCTCGTCCTTCGAGAAGGTTCCCGGCGCAATGATTGGTCAGGGCCTCCCTGATCTTCTGGAAGATGTTCAGACGGTCTGCAACGCCGCTGCCCGTGCGCTGGTCAACAACGCCAGCATTGCTTCCGGCCCGCAGGTCGTTATTAACGACGAAGTCATCGATCCGCAGGACGACGACGAACTCTATCCGTGGAAGCGGTGGCACGTGAATTACGATCCTGCCCTCGTTACGAGCGGTCAGAGTCCCGTTACTTTCTTCCAGCCCAACATGAACGTCCAAGAACTCATGACCATCTACGAGAAGTGGAACATGATGGGCGACGAGATTTCAGCGATCCCGCGTTATATGACCGGCAACGAAAAAGTCGGTGGCGCTGGTCGCACCGCGTCTGGTCTGGCTATGCTTATGGGCAATGCCAGCAAGACGCTGCAGAACGTAGCTGCCTCGGTCGACAGAGATGTCATCGACCCGCTACTCAAGGAGCTTTTCGACATGGTCATGCTCACTCAGCCCGGCACGTTCAAGGGCGATGAGCTGATCGTCGTGAAGGGCGTCAACCATGCTGTTAAACGCGAGCAGGACCGGATGCGTCAGCTGGAATTCCTCCAGCTCACCGCCAACCCCATCGACATGCAGATTGTCGGTCCAGAGGGTCGGGCAAACATCCTTCGATCTGTCGCGCAGAACCTCGGGCTGGAACACGAACGTGTCCTCCCAGACGACGACGAGATTCGTGCAAATATGGCGCAACAGGCACAGGCCGCTCAGCAGCAGCAACCGGGAGCGGTACCGCCTGAACAAGGAGGTGATCCTACTCAGACCCCCGGACCCAAGGAAGGTAGGGCCGGGCCGGAAGCTGTGAGAGAGGAAGTGGAGGGAGACTTCACTGGCCCGACAGGTCGACCCGGAATGAGAGCAGGAGGTTAAGATGAAACACAAGTATGGCAACGCCAGTCAAGTTACCGACCATCTCGCCAAGCCGAAGAAAATGGCTTGCGGCGGGAAGGTCAAGAAATACGCCGACGGCGGCAGAGTCGCCCCGGATGCCCGCAAGAACATGAAGCCGCCCGAGAGGGCCAAGGGAGGCCCGCCGA